GTATAGCTGGGATGAAGCAACAACTAACTGGGTGGAGTTAACATGAGTTCAATTGCGGTTACGGGTAATGCAAGCGGCACAGGGACGCAGACACTTGAAACAAAAGAAACGCCGGTAAACTTAACCACCGATCAAGTCAGTAACTTAACAACAGCACAGCTCCTATAAGGCAACAATGTGTTCGGCTTTGACCCATTTTCAACTGCGCCATTCTCAGCGATCAGTGGGTCGGGTGCCAACACATATCAAAAGGAATTAGCCGAGACAGCCGCTGGTGCTGACGCTACTGACGCAAATTTAACGATCAATTTAGCCGTTGCAGAAACGGCTACAGCCACAGACATTGCTGACGCAAATATTGTTTATGATCGTGCCGTCAATGAAACATCATCTGCTTCTGATTCCGTTGCGTCAGAAATAGCCTATCAAGCGTTTATTGCAGAGACTGCAACGGCTGCTGACGCTATTTCAACAACCCTTACTTTAGTAGCGTCAGTAACAGAATCTAGCACAGGATCAGATGCACTAACGGTATCTATAGACGTAATCGGCAGTGTCAGCGAAAATGCTACGGCGTCTGAACAAGCTAATCAAGGGCAAGACCAGTTTGGTAACATTAGCGAGTTTGCTGCTGTTTTTGATGATTTTTCAGCGTCTTTGACTTATGAAGCAATTGTCTCAGAGCTTGCAACTAGCTCAGATCAATTAGCTACTTTATTAAGCCTTGAAGCCGCCATTCTTGAATTAATTAACGCAACTGACCAAGTATCTATACCGCAAACACTGCAAGCTCTCATTGCAGAAACAGCCACAGCTATAGATCAATTTGGTACGCTAGACGGGGCTGAACAATTAGTTATTAGGTTAAGATCGTTTACTGAACGAAGGAGATTTTGATGGCAATCAATCTTAAGGCAATTACATCGGTACTTGGTTACCAGCAGATCACCAGTTTAAGTTCTGCTACTGCGTTAACTGTACCTCAAAAAGACATAGCAGGCTTGGCGGGGTCGCCTCGTATTGCTATTATTACTCCCGAAGGGCAGGCTGTTCGTTGGCGCGATGATGGTGTGAACCCCACCTCAACAGTGGGTATGCCTTTAGCGGCTGGTGTTACGTTGCAATACGACGGCGACATCAATCAAATTAAGTTCATTGAGCAATCTGCTGGCGCTAAGTTAAACATTACTTACTACTCTTAATGAGGTCAGCATGAATATTTCTAATGATGCTCCAATGATGAATTACGTTGATTATTTCACCAAGCAGTTTCCTAAGGACTTGGCTGAAATGGCAGTTTTGCGTGACGAGTTAGCAATTCGTCAAGGTGCGCTGACAGCCGCAGAAGATGCAGTGAACGATCGTAAGAAAGCTGCGCAAGAACTTGAAGCAGCAAAAAAAGAAGCTGAAGCTATCCGCGCAGACGCTAAATACGACCAAGAAGCAGCTAAACGTGTTGTTAATGAAGCTGTTGAAAAAGCGCAAAAAATAACCAATGATATGAACGGGTTGATTAACGACACCACTAATCGTGAAAAAGCAGTCGCCGCCCGTGAAAAAATAGTCGCCGCAAAAGAGAAAACGCTAGAAAATGCTGAATTTCAGTTGTTAGCGGCTCAACGAGCGCTAGACAACGAACGGGAAATACTTAAAAACGAAACTGCGGCATTAGAAATACGCGTTAAAAATTTTCAAGCTAAAGTTGCTGCGTTAACAGCTTAGTTGTCATACTAAAGTATGTAAGATATGATGTTTTAACTGTATCGGCCCAGTAGACCGAGACTCTAACGAGTGAATCATGAGCGACGAAAGTCAAAACTTAGCGGAAGTTGAATCCGCGCCAGCAACCGAGGTGACGGCCACCACGGAAATTGCACAAAATGCGCCGGAGGTCGCTGAACAAGCGCCAGAGCAGTCTGAGGAAAAGCGATTTACCCAGGCTGAACTTGACGCGATGATCAGCAAACGACTTGCAAGAGAGCAACGCAAGTGGGAACGGGAACAAAAGCTGAGGGCTTCAACGCCTGAAATGCTGTCTAGTGAATTACCAGCGCAAGATAGTTTTGCTTCAACTGAGGAATACGCAGAAGCGTTAGCCGAAAGAAAAGCAGCAGAATTACTTGCCCGACGTGATGCAGAACGACAGCGAGCCGAAATTCTTGAGGTCTATCACGAGCGCGAAGAAGAAGCACGGACTAAGTACGAAGATTTTGAGCAAGTTGCGTACAACCCGCGTCTTCCAATCACGACAGTGATGGCCGAAACGATTCAAGCGTCTGACATTGGCCCTGAGGTGGCGTATTACCTTGGTTCTAATCCAAAAGAAGCTGATCGTATTGCCAAGTTGTCGCCTTTTTTGCAGGCAAAAGAGATTGGGAAGATTGAAGCTAAGTTAAGTGAAAATCCTCCTGTTAAGAAATCGTCGAGCGCCCCAGCGCCGATTCAGCCCGTCACTCCTCGGGGTGGCAACGCAAGAGTTTTAGACACGACTGACCCGCGTTCGATTAAGGAAATGTCAACGTCAGAGTGGATTGAAGCCGAGCGCCAAAGGCAGATTAAGAAGTGGGAAGCTCAAAACCGAGTCCGCTAATTTTTGAAAAGGAATTGTCATGGCAAATAGCCTACTTACCATCGACATGATTACTCGCAAGGCGCTTGAAATCCTTGAGAATAATCTTGTCTTAACCCGCAACGTGAATCGTCAGTACGACGACAGTTTTGCCGTCGAAGGCGCTAAAATTGGTTCGACCCTCCGTATCCGCCTACCGGACCGTGCGCTTGTGACGGACGGTGCTGCACTGCAAGTTCAAAGTGATAACGAACAGTACACCACGTTGACGGTTGCTACGCAAAAGCACATTGGCGTTAACTTCACGTCTGCTGAATTGACGTTGCAGTTGGACGACTTTGCAGAGCGCGTGCTTAAACCTCGTATCAGCCAGCTTGCTGCTAGCATCGACGCTGACGTTGCCAACTCGTATCAGTACATTGGTAACACCGTTGGTACGCCAGGAACAACACCTGCCACGTCGTTAGTTCTGTTGCAAGCACAGCAGAAACTTAACGAAAACGCTGCGGTTATGTCTCCCCGTTACGCTACAGTCAACCCCGCTGCTAACGCTGGTTTGGTTGAAGGTATGAAAGGTCTTTTCAACCCCACAGACACCATCAGTCGCCAATTTAAGAACGGCATGATGGGTATGGGTGTGCTTGGGTTTGATGAGATCAACATGTCTCAGTCAATCAAGCAGTTTACGACCGGCTCGCGTACAGCTACTGGCGGTACAACGTCCGCTGCTGTAACAAGCGAAGGCGCAACCACCATTGCCATCACAGGCGCTGGCGCTAACGCAACCGTTAAAGCTGGCGATGTGTTTACCGTGGCTGACTGCTACGCTGTTAACCCACAAACCCGCGAGTCCACTGGTTCGCTGTTCCAGTTTGTTGCGACTGTTGACGTCACGTTGAGTGGCGCTGGCGCAGGTAACATCACCGTTGCTCCGATCTATTCTTCCGCTAATGCTCTAGCTACTGTTGCCAGCCTTCCTGCTGCTAGCAAAGCTGTTGTATTTGTCGGTGCAGCGTCTAGCCAGTACCCACAAAACCTCGTCTACCACAAAGACGCTATCACTTTTGCTACTGCCGACTTGATGATGCCACAAGGCGTTGACATGGCGTCGCGTCAGGTTCATAACGGTATTTCGATGCGTATTGTTCGTCAGTACGACATCAACAACGACCGTATGCCCTGCCGTATTGACGTGCTGTACGGCTACAGCGTGATTCGTCCGCAAATGGCTGTTCGTCTCTGGGGTTAATTAATCTAGGGGGCTTCGGCCCCCTTACCGAATTATTTTTTGAAAGGATTTATCATGGCAATTCCTAACGGTGCTGGTGGCTATCAGTACAACGACGGTAATACCGGCGAGGCTTTGTTGTTTGTTCAAGGTGCTCCTACCGCGCTTACTGGCGCAGCTACAATCACAGCGGCTCAACTAGCAAACGGTCTGTTTACGTTTGACGGCACCGCTGGCGCAATGACGCTGCCTACGGTTGCGTTGCTTGAGGCTGAAGTTTCTTCGGCAGCTAAGATCAATGCAGCGTTTACGTTTGCGGTGGTTAACATCGACAGTACAGATGCAGTAACCGTAACGGCAGGCACGGGTTGGACGCTTGTTGGCACGGCTGCGGTATCGGCAGGTACATCGTCGCAGTGGCTGGCTCGCAAGACCGGCGACGGCACTTGGACGGCTTATCGGATTGCGTAATTGATAGGGGGTTCGCCCCCTATTTTTAAAAGGATTAGCTATGTCAAACACTAAGCCAATCGGCGTTGCTTTCACTGACCAAGACATCATCGGCTCACAATATGTGCTGTCCGGTGAGCAATTTGGTTACACGGCAGACGCTCAAGGTACTGTGACCCAAGCGACCAGCAAGTCTACGGCTGTTACGCTTGACAAATCAGCCGGTCAG